TTACACGCATTATCTCAGCGCCAGCATCAAGAATTAATTTCCTATACACTTTGAAATCAAAACAATCACTTTTATACTCCATTAAAGCTGACTCAAGAAGACTCATCGTCTTGATGATTTCCGGCTATTCAAGTAAAATACTACTCAGTCCATTAAGTTTGTATTGTAAGCCGTGGAATGCTTCCACGACATCAATGTCTGGATATGCGTCCTTAGTTTCTGGATCGACATAAAGCAGTAAAAAGAAAATTGATTTACGGATAGAAGATTTTAAAGAACTGATTTGAAAAGATGAGAGTGGGCCATACTTCGAAAATATCAAGGTTGAACCCCATTAATATAACTAAGAGAATAACCCCTGTCTCGGATAATCTTGCGAAGATCAGTTTGAGCTTTTTCATACATCGCTTTTAATTCTGACAAGTGGGCGCTTTGCGAATAATACCTCTGTTCAGAGTTACCAAAGAACTGCGCCGTCAGAAGAGTAGAATGGTATTTGGGATCAACCCATGCTAACACCATACCCAAAACCAAAACCTCTTCAACAAAATTACTATCCGAATCATCATCTAAAGGTTCTCTTAATTCAAAATCAATTTCTTCAACATCTTCATCTATCTCAATTGATGAAAACATGCGGCGCACCATAGGCTTCGAAATAGTGCTACGCAAATACCCCATCATCATTTCTTTCGCTAAACTTTCTTTAAGACCAGACATCTCATAATCCTAAACCCGCAAGTAAAAGCGGGAGTAGATTTCTTCTAATTCTATAGAGGCCATAATTATGTACCTCCTTTGTTACTGTGCGAGAATGCTTCTGAAATCGGTATTGTATACCTCATCAATAATTTTAATTTTCTTTAACGAATCAAAAGTTCCATCTTCAATTCGCTTTGCAACCTCAACTTGAAGAGATTTTGCTAAACCCTTCGGAAGTTGCTTCAAAGCATTCTCAAATTGTCCGACTGGGATATTAAGTGTGGCTTCAATATCATCCATTGTATATACCTTTTCGTCATAAAATGTTTGAATATCTGTCCAACGTGGGTTTTCAAGAAGTTCATCATCTTCAATTACGAAAAGAGGAGAATACAGATAAGGAGATCTTCTCTGCTTCATAGCAAAAAGATCTTGATATTCGATTTCACACTCATCGCCGAAATTTTCAAAAATGTAATACTGTCCAGATTTACCACTACAACCAAGCCAACCAGCCGTAACAGATCTGCAAAGAATTAAATCGTGTTGATTAAACTGGCGAGGCTCTTTTTTCTTAGGTTCTTCTTTTACAACCTATTTAACCTCTTCCTTTTTAGCCACAACTTCTTCTGTGGCTTTCTCAACAACAGGTTCGACTTCTTCGACAGTCTGTTCAATAACGGGTTCGACTTCTTGCGTGGTCTTTTTCACAGTTCTTTTTTTTGTAGTTGTTGTAGCCATGTCCTTTTAAATTCCTTTCAATATTCAATTTTTAAATTATGAACCGCTTCCGTTACCACCAGATGCAACTGCATTCCATACACCGAAATATCGGCCAATCAGTGTAGCCACACCAAGCTTCGTAAGATATTTGAATTCATAGGTCATATCCTGAAGTTCCTTATTGTCGGTAACTTCTTTAATCCTAGCATCGCCTTCATATACAAGCTTGACGAACTTATTGTCAACGATAGGCATAATCAGAAGAACGTTAGGATCTACCATCTTCGTGGTAGTATCATTCTTTGCAAATACCTGCGGGATTTCAACAACACGAGTGCCTTCGAAAATACCAACATGACCCATATTCCTATGATCAGTTCTGTCTTCTTTAGCAATCCAGTTTACGTCTGCGAGGTTCTTAAGTTTCGCAAGAGCAGTCTTCGTACCCATAATGACTACCTCTGCCCCACGGTTCGCCGCCTGCACATCTTCAATCATTTCGACAAATGTGTCATGAACAGCAGCCTCAAGAGCGGCAGTCTTATAGAACTGATCAGAACCCGGAAGAACTTGGCTACCAGCAGAAATAACAGCATTGTAAACAAGCTCATTTACATAAGCATCCATAGCTTCGTAAATAGCATTTACAAGTTTAGCCCAGTCTGCACGACCCATCATAACTCTTTCGAACTCTTCATATACAGCAAGACCAACCCAATATGTGGGAACACGGAATGTTTCCCCCAGCCCCAGGCGCTGTCTGTCAAGATTCCAATGATTTCCCTCACGCTTACCTACCGTCAGAACAGTATGGTCTTCCGTTTCAAACTCGTTTGTATCAAACAGAGCAAGGTTCTTAATCTCAACGAAGTCCTTGAAAAACTCATTATCCTGCCAACCAGAAGTTAACATATTGTCTATAGTATCTTCGATAACCGCAAAAATCTCGAAGCGGTTTCTTTCAATTGCTCTACGGATTTCCTTCTACGAAGCATTCTTATCAACACCCATGATAAGACGGAATTTCTCTCTAATCATTTCGTTGGCATCAGCGGAGGTAATACCAGACTGGAATACGCCCTTGCCAGCGTCAAGCAGAAGCTGAGAAAAATTCATATAATTATCTTCATTGTTTTCAAAAGCATTCTGAATGTTTGCGCTAAAATTCATAAACTTAGACATATCTCATTTCCCTCCTTTCATTAGCCGTTCTTGCGAACAAGCACTTTATAGAACTTGCCGTTTGTGCGATTGATGACCTCAATAATTTCACCAAAGAATGCAACAGAAGCAGCAGGAGCAGATGCCTGTGCCTTCAGATCATATCCGTCAGCAACAACAAACTGTCCTTTTGCAAGATCGGTACTAGAATTAATCTTTTCAATACCATTTTCTGAAATAGTAAATCTGTCGCCAGCCATCAGATCATAAACTCTCATGATTTCACCTTCACCATTGTAGAAGTTGTGCTCATAAGTAGCCGCCTTCGGTGTCTCATCGTAGCCAATGGGTACACTCAGGATAAGACCAACTCTAGAAGTAGTAGTCGGCTCAACCATTGTGTAATATTCATTGGTTTCATACTGCATTGCATCGAGATTAACAACTTTACCGTTGTCAATGTCAGCCGCAGCTTTTACGTTAAAAATGTGTTTGCCTTCGTAAGTGGCACGGAGATTTGTGCTCTCTGCCACTACGTGCTTATTAACACTCTGCAAAAACGCATTAATCATAGCTTTCATTTCTCCTTTCTTATTTTTGAGCAAAAAAATAACGGTTTTCACCGTCATATTAAATAGCTATCATTTTTAATTTTTACCTTTGAAATTTTTGAAAAGTCCACCATACGGGAGTCTTTCCTCTTCTGTGTTGCTGCCAGATGTCATGAATACAACACTATGCTTATTTTGCTCTTTATTGCCAAAAGTGCTATAGTTAGATTTCATGAACTTGGCATAAACAAGGTCAGCCTTGTTTGTAAGATCTTCGACGGAATATTCATCCATGTGATCTTTGAGTTCCTTAAACTCGGCAAAGTCTTTCATCACCGAATAGTCGGCAGATGTAAGAACGGCTTCACGAGCAGCATGAAGTTCTTTGGACTTGTAAGAGTTAAGCTCAGATTCAATAGAAGAGTAGTTAGATTTCATCTTATCAAGCTGACCAATTTCATCAGCAGTAAGATATTGAGCAAATACTTGTACTCTGTCGCCTTTGAGACTATACACATCCTTCTTAACCGTATACTCTTGTTTGTAATGGCGATCATTCCACCAATCATGCATTACACAATACTTGCCATCGTCCTCGTATGCATCCACATCATACCAAGCATTATCAGCTTCTGAATATGTGTCATTTACAAGGATTGTTATAGCATTAAGTTTGTCTTTAAGACTGACAGCGAAATTCTTCATAACACCGTCAACATTAACAGTATAACTCATAGTGTCTCTCGAAACTCTAAGACTAACAGCTTCTGTGGAATCTTCATCTTCAATAGCAGAAACAGACTGTGTTTCTTCGGCGGTTTCATCTTCCGTTGAAGTATTTTCGGTAGCTTCATCTTCTGCCGGAGTGTCTCCGTCAAACTCTTCAACCTCTTGCTCGGCTTCGTCATCCTCAGTTTCTTCCACTGCTTCATCGCCTTCCGGTTTCTTTTCCTCTTCAAAAGAATCGGTAACATCCGTAGTTTCTTCTTCAAAACTATCATTGACCACTTCAGGAGTTTCAGTGGCAACTGCCTCCTCAGTGGCTTTCACTTCGGTTTCGTCGAATTCAATATTCTTTTTCAAGCCACATTCACCCTCCTTTCCGTCAGTATATTTATCATTAAGCCGTTCAAGAACAGCATTAGTGATCTCATTAATAATGCTTTGTTCATTAAACACAAAAGAATTATTCTCTGCACTAAAGTCGGAAATAGTGATATTGCTCCCAATCATTCCCGGCTCAATTTCTTGATGAGCTTCATCAGTTGTAACTCCTAAAATTGTTACACCTAAAAAATGAAATTCATCAATATTCAATATTTTATTTTCTGCGTCAAAACTCAACTAGTCTACTGCGATTTCAACGCTAACATCACATTGACCCTTGTTTCTAAGAATCTCTGCGGCACGGGTATAATCCTCATAAATAAATCCATCTATCTCAAGATATGTTCTATCCATATCGTCATGATATACAAGTTTCGGGTTACAAGATTCTGGTATTACACCTACAACTGTTTCTTTATATTCTAAATTGCCATCACTGTCTAATTCCATTTCATGTCCAGCAAAATCATAATGAAATTCGCCATTCTCATCATCAATCTTCTGGATATATCCAAGAATTGGGCGATTCATAAAACTTGGGATGGCTTGTTTCATAGATTTTTCAGATATAAAAGATTTATTCCGATTTTCTAAGAGATGGCAACTCATAAGATGGACTGGAAGTAAATTAAACTACGGATCATACTCGTCTGCGAATAATATTTTCTCTGGTATCTAAACAATGATAACAGAGTCAGATTCTTTTGAATTGAATTTAAACGACTAATTTTGATTTAAATAAAAATCATACAAATCGTCTAGCGTCTTTATCTTTCTCAATGGTTTTTCATCTCCTTCCTCAGAAAGTCAACTTATCAGTATAACTCATCTTCAAATCTGAAGAAGAGAAATTACCGTCTTTCACTATTTTATTTAAAAACATCCACCGATTACCTTCTTTAGGCAATTCCTAAAACCCAAGTTTTCTTAGAGCCTTTGCCGTATCTGGATCGGTGGTTGCTATAAAATGTTTATCCATTTTAATCACCTCTATATCAACCATTATGTCTATGGACACATCCGTCGTCAAAGCTATAATAAAAATAAAAATTACTATTGCTTTCAGTGTTACGGAACGTAATGGTGTTTAAATTTGTTGCAGTAGAACCAACCCTAACCCAATCACCATCATCCGAATATACAATAATAGCATCATAAAAGTCGGATGGTGTTAAATCCATACCAACAAATACTGGGTCATTGCCAATGCATGTAATTACTCTACGGTCAGTATCACCATTCTTCGCCATAGCTAATGTAAATAAATCCATAACATCAACCCCCAATCTATACCCACTCATCAGAAGAATTAAGTATAAAAAGTTTTCCAGAAGATATAGAAAGCGCAACGCTCCCTTTCCCAACTGGCAAGTATGACGCTGAATCTCCGCCCTGTTTTACTCCAGAAGCAGACGTTGTTGGAAGGTTATTCTTGTCAGAATCTTCGTCCATATAAAACTATACTTGGCGGGATGCACCAGGATTCCCACCCGCAGCTATCCAATATGCCATAGTCTTTTCCTCCTTAATAAAAAAGAGCAGGAGATTAATCCTGCTCTTACAATTATGTTTCATCTACTATATTTCTAGTTCTTTCAGCACTATCTGAAATTTCATCATCATCGACACGTTTTCTGCCAACAGCAGTTTCGTCTGACCCAGTAGCCGCTTTTTTAGTAGCCTTTGTATCACCCCATGCTGTATTATAGCTAGAAAGAAGCGGAACCATAATATTCTTAATTCCGATTGCATTTTCAAAGATAATCTGACAATATGCCTCATATGGTGTATACCCTTGAGCTTCCAAAAACACAAGAGCAGAAGATCCAAGTGTCGCAGCTTGTCTCACATTGTCTATAAACTCAGCCTCATTATACCAGGTCTGCCTTAAGATGCTGAATAAATAATTATCGCTTATATTCTTGTCAATATAATACTGGAAATTATTTTCCAATCTCTCAACAAGAAGGTAAGCGTATGCGCTATCATTATTAAGACTATGCTTAATTCCAGCCGCACTATTAGCATCGGCGGACGATACAACTGGCTCTGAAACACCAATTGTTTTGTAAAGATTACGAATACTATTATTTACAATATCAGTAGTATCAGCCGTTGTATTCTGAGAAAATGAAACCGTCTCTAAATTCAATCCCGGCAGAAGACCTACTCCAACCAAATCTGGAACAATTGATTGTATGGCATCCTTATATACTCCAGCTATTTCTTCTGATACTTTAAAATCATCAACTACATCTCCATCAATTAGTGGAATACCTAACAGTAATAGTTTATAGTTGTCTAACTCCGTGCGATCAGCAAGAAGCTGTGAATAATCTATAATATCAACAAGGTCAATAAATGACGAACTAAAGAATGGCAGCGGATTTTCAAATTCATCATCCAACGCAGACAAGAGAGTAATAGTATATTCACTAGGCACCAAAAACCATCTCGTCGCTTGTTTATCATTTGAATTCTTATATTCTTCCCACGCATCTTGGAAACACTGATGCCAGCATCCAGATTTGTCACCATCAATACCTTCGACGAAAATTACATTCTGCCCAACACTAAAATAAGTTAAGTCGAATGCAATCATCCACTGTCCAGCTTCATTTTTACCACGGATTCTACAATACTCCATAGGAAGCATATGTAAAAACATACCATCGTCACCAAAATCATAAACAAATCCATAATAAACCCCGTCACGAATTGCAATAGCCATTGCTACCGCAAATTCGTTTTTAAAATTAAATTTGTTTATATGTTTAAGTATTTTCTCATATTGAGTAACTATTTTGTTGACATCCGGCGTTTTCGCAAATTCCATTTTCTGTACAATATTGTAATTGTATAGTGGCATAGTTGCATAATACAAAATAACCTTTTTATATAATGTACTCATTCTCCATAAGAACCTGCTAACACCAACAATCTGAGATCGATAGCTATAGGGGTTAGTTAAATATTGTTTAATCAAACTCTTAGTGTATTGCATTACACTTTGAGTTCTACCCCTTTTTACGTCTTGAAGAATAAGTTCTTTTAACTTTTCAGTTTTCCTAAAATCCAACGCAGTCGGTCTGTTCACAATTTCAGCATCATTCTTTTTGTCTTTTGGAACAAGCTACTGTGACATCTTATTCTGCGTTTCGGCAAGCGCTGCTTGCGCTTTCTGTTCTTTGGTGGGCAACGTCAGCGCCTCCTTTCTTAACGATTAAACATTGTTGAGCGGCGTGGAGGAGTGATGGAAATATAGCGTAGCAAATCGTTAGACGACTGCTTTGGTCTTAACTTCAATTCCAACTAACACGCACACCAATAATTATAAGCAATAGAAGAGTAGCGGTCTTTGCGCATACCAGACTGTTCCTTTACTCTAATATTGCCGTTTTTTACTTCATGGTCTAATTTAATTAACTCGTATTCTGCCATAGTTGTCTGGAGGTATGGCATTTTGATATATGCTTGGTCAGTAGGAGATAACTTAGAATACGGCTTGTAAAATTTCGCAATATCTTCTTCGCATTCTTGATCTTGAATAAGAAAACTTATCTTGCCATTTTGAATACCATTGCGAAGTAATACACATATTTCATTATTAAAATTAGCACTTGCTTTTACAGACCAAACGACTTTATTAGCATCTTTAATTTTGCAACGAACAGCCATATCATCATCATTTATACAAGTTAATGCTTTGTATGTTTTACCAGTTGATGAATCGTACTAATCTTTACAAATGTAATCAAAAATTCCAATTCCCAATCCGCCTGTATCTAACACCAAATCTGTACATTTATATTCATAAAAATAACGCATCACTATTATACCAAGTTCATCGGTAGTTAACCCCTCAAATGTTTCTCCATATATCATATTAGAGTGATAACTTGTATCATCCTATTGTATTGCACTGTTAATATACAAAGCAGCAGCATCATTTTTCTTTTTTTTAGTAGATCCCATAAGTGCTACGTCAACTGACAAAATACGTTTTTCTGTTGGTGCAACTTCTGACACTTTAATTTTGTCATTATAAAATTTTAATGGTAGTAATGCATTTTTAATTTTTCTTCTCTTATTAATTTCATCAAACTTGAAGAGATTATCACCATCATCTCCAACCCACATGCATTCCATCTCCATTGTAAATGCGAGTTCATTAAAATCAGTTTCAGATTTTTCATCTCTTACTTGTTCTCTCGAAAGTAACCCCTCTTTTATAGACAACTAATAAGGAAGTCCTGTGACAAAATAACGTTTTGTATCATCAAAGAAATTAACAACATACGCTTGGAGCTTTTTCCATGCCCACGAACTTTTGAAATATGCACTAGACATATATATTTCCTTATTTCGCTCTTGCATGTCAGCATATTCTGGTTTATTTAAATAACCCGGCTGACGAGGACTTGTTAAAAACTTTCTAATAACCAAGTTAAGAATAGTTTCATCAACCATACGAAACTCGTCAACCACTATAATATTTGCTCTTGCACCACGAGCATTATCAGTACTGGTTCTCGATGTTATCCAAGATCCATTTTTAAACATTATAATTGCGTCATTAAGACCTATATTACACTTCTCAATCTCTGTGCATAATATTGGAGACATCCTCATTAATTCATCTTGTATCTTTAATAGAACGCCATTTGCCTATTTTAATGTGCCAGAACAAACTACTATTTTACTACCGGGATATAAAACACATCTGACAACGCAGAATAGAGCCGTAAGCCATGTCTTCGACATTCCACGTGCGGCAATAAACATAAAATAATGATAATGCATCATTGCCCATATGAGAATTTTTTGAAATAACTTTAAATGAATACCAAGAACCTCTTCTACATAACGTTCTGGATTAGCACGATAATATGCACATCTCCAAGCAACCGTTTCCATTATTTTCTATTCTTTATCTTGAGCCAGCTCCTAGACAGATTTCTTTCTCTCTGCCATTATAATTCCTCCGCACCCGTTCCAAATATCTGATCAAACAGAGTTTCAGAATCAGTATCTTCATCATACTGTGGTTTATCAACAGTATATTTTTTGATAAACCTTTCATATGTATGTGAGAAAGCATTCTTTAAACCCATCATACGAGACATATGCCCTTTAAAAAATACATCCAGGTACAGTCCAATTTTATTAACTGAACGAAACTCCTCGTCTGGCTCTGGGATAGGTTTTTCATTTTCCCACTTTTGAATTAGTTGCCCAAATGTTTTTGCTTCTGTAAGAGCGTTTGAATTATTTTGATTTGGTTTTAAAGACATACTGGTCATAAGATCTTGAAGGGTTTTATCCAACTCTTTTGTATCTCTACCAGACTTTTGTGCCTTATCAATTTCAAGTTCTTTAAAACAAATTCTCTTAAACAAAAGTTCTTGTGCTTTATTTTCACAAGCGTAGCGTTTTATCCAATCTTGATATTCATTCTCTAAAAATATAAGATCTGAATTATTATATCCGTCTCCAAAACGTTTCTTCGCTTGTTTCAACGTTCTTGAGTTTTCATTTATTTCAGCTTCATCTTTATCTAAATAATCCGCTGGCATCTCAGAATTTTTCCATGTTTTTCCACGATATTGTGGCAAACTTTTAATCATAACAATAAATTGACTCCATGCCGTATTGCGATGTTTATCTTGTATATCTTCAGTAGTAGAAGTTATAGCAGATTGATAGAGAGAATCTATATATGGCAAATTCATCATTTTTAATACATCCATCGTCTTTTCTCGATTGTCATAAAATTGATTTGTTTTTTTGTCATAATCACATGCCATTTCCATTAAACATCTTTTACATATTGGAAACAGACCACTGGCATAAGATTTATCCATATAAAAAGTGTCTGAATTTCTAAATTCATTACAATGATGACAGTAATATAAATTCCCATCTAATATTCTATTATAGTCTTTTGCGAGATTATTATATGCTTGCCGGATTTGCGCCACGCCAGTTTTTCTAACCTCGTCTTCCGTGAGGGCTGGACGCAATCTAATCACATTCAATTCCTCCTTTTAATCAATTAATTTCATCCTATTATTAATATCGTCAGATGACATTTTTATATAATCGTTATAATATACCCATACATATTTTTCGCCCGTTTCTTTATTCTGTCCACCATACAAACACTTACCTTTGCAACAATCATAAATACTCCAATAAGCTATAAATTGATATTCACGAGCAGCTTGCTTTACACCTTCAAAAATCTTTTTATTATTAAGACAGACAATATGTTTGGAATATATATCATTTTTCATTTCTTCAATTTTGTTTTTTATCTAATCTAAAGATAAATCTAAAAATTCATAATAATACATCCACAATAGATACTCGCCATTAGAATCTCTCCCAGCGTATTTTATTTTACCATTACAACAATCAGATATTGAATGTATATTATAATATCTTTCTGCTTCTTTAACAGAACTAAATATTTTTCTATTGTTTAAACATATTACTTGAATAGAATGTGATTTAACTTGCTCGTTTTTAGGATTATATTTACATAAATTGTTTGATGCACCAATCTTCAAATAGTCTCTAACCCTTCTATATCTCCAACCAATTTTTGTAGATATATCATCTATTGACATACCACTATTAAATAAATCACAAATCATTTTAATATTGTCTTCTGATGTTTTTTTATTGCCTTTTCCGCCCAATGTCTAATTGTATCCATTGCAATCGTCAAAACCAATATATGTTCTTAGCTAATCAATCCAATATATTTCTAAATCATCTAATTCTTCTATACAACATTCTTGTATAACAGAAAAAACAAATTTATCATCACCATGTAAATTCCAAGAATGCTATAAATAATTATTTTCATGGATATTCTTTTTCAATTTCAATTTATGCTTTCCCCAACGCTCATAAATATTTACAGCCTATCCTACATACATTTTGCCATTATCAAGATTTGTTATTTTATAAATTCCGGTCATATTTCTCACACTCCTTTTCACTCGCAAAAAAACAAAAAGAACGGAAGAGTGCAGCGAGTGTGTATTGCACTCACATTTCGGTAGCTACTCCGAAATGTTTCCGTTCCAATAACGGGAAATAGAGGTAACGATCCTCTGTTCTACGGTTAACAGCCGTATGTACTTCCATTGTACTAATTTCCCATAAAGCTGACGAGAAGAATCGAACTTCCAACCAGCATATTTAAATTTTTAACGTAAACAATCCATGAATGGGTTAAATTACATCAACCAGTCTTCTTTCCCATATATATCCATATGCGCTATGTTTGTTGTTGATAGCTTTACTTATATGGCTATTCTTATTCTCATTACCTAAAAATCTAGCGGCGTCTCTGGCGGTGTTAAATGTGTTTAATAAATTCATATTCAAGTCATATTGATATATCATAAACCGCTTTATTACATCTTCATTTCCGTTTAATATTTTATCTATTTGCCTTTTTGCTTCAAATTCAGGCAGATAACGAACGGGGTTATTATTTAATTGAGACTTGTTAAAAGATAAAGTTATGTCGGTTGTAGGCTCTAAACATCTTATTAAGTATAATTCACTATTATAAAATGTAGCAAAATAATCAACATCGTTCGGACAATAAGTAATAGATCGAAATTCCTTTGAATTCATTTGAATACTTCTTGTAGATATTTCAATCCCATTTTTAGTTTCTCGGCATGTTTTAATCTAAACCCTTTTCAATATGCCATTAAAATCAACTATCATATCATATTTACAATCTTCACACAAAGGAACACTAACATTATATCCTAATTCTGTGAAATATAATTGACATTGTAATTCAGTAGTCAACCCTGTCTTCTTAGTATAATTCATTTTTTATCCAATCCTTTCTTCCTATCCTTTTTATAAAGAGTGGAGAGTGTACGGATAGGATAATGATACACTCACATATGGTTAATTACTCCATATGTTTCCACTCTATAAGCTGATGGTAGAAATCGAATCTACATCCAAGCATTACAAGTGCATTGCGCTGCCTATTGCGCCACATCAGCAAAAAACAGCCCCACTGTGATTCGAACACAGATGACCTCCTTCAGAGGGATATCACGGTTTTAGAGACCGGTGTCTTACCATTAGACGATAGGGCTAAAAAAATAAGGAACCAATGCAAGCATCAGTTCCTCGGAAAACTTTAAAAGTTTTTGATCATAATTGGAGCGACAAGAGTCGAACTTGCCTGATCTAGTTCCCAAAACTAGCGCCTCGCCGCTAGGCTACGCCCCAATAAATAGCCACCAACATATAGTCAGTGGCTATAAAAATCATTAATCATTAAGGCCATTCGCCAAGAGGCATTCCAACCTTTTCTTCAATATCAGTATTATAGAATACTCCGCCAAGTCCAGCGTCTTCAAAAATCTCTTCAGCAATATCCTGATAGAGAGTACTAATCAGACCATGAATATCATCAAGGTTATCATTGAAGAACTGAACAACACGATTCTTGAATACAACATAAACCAGTACGTTGCTAAAGAAACCAGAAACTTCCTTAGTAAATGCATACACAGGATTTCTGTCAAATGCATAATCGAACAGTTGCTTGACAGTGATTTTGCCAAGTTCTGCCGATTCATCGTTTGCCGGAATAACAGTTACTTTAAGCATAACATTTCCAATCTGTTTTGCAGGAGGAAGAAGATAATTAATAGCGGAAGCCTTTTCTGCGTTGTCAACATAAAGCTTCAGCTCTACATTATCATTATCATATACTACTTTAATGTCAGGATCCGCACCAAACAACGCTTCAACCTTATTTACATATGTAATCCACGGCGGGGATAATTTAAGTCTTACTTTGCCCATAATTTTCTCCTTTTAATCATTAAATAAATCATCCATAAAACTGTTGAATATTTCGTCAAACGAATCAATAAGATAGTCGAGACACATTGGGATGCAATATACAATTCTAGTTCCATCAATAATTCTTTCAATCTCGCAATTCTTATATTTATCGGTTTCTTCGCAATCGTCTTCCTTTATATTATCTACTTCATTACTAAAACAGAAAAGTATAGGTCTAAAATCATCTATAAATACATTATTTTTTACGTCTTTAATCATACGAGGATCAACCTTATAATGCACATATGTTAATCCGTCAAACCCAAGATATATTTCTTTCTTATAGTCGTAGACTTTACAAATACTAAGTGAACTGCCACGATCAATCGTTAAACAATATTCTCTATCATACTCAACATTGTCAATATCTATATAATCAAACGAAATACCTTCATCATACATATCTATCATAATGTCAACTATGGTATCATAATCTGCAACAACATTGACAACTTCTTCATGACATTCTAATATTGTATCAATAAGCTATTCATAGCTCATTACCTAAATATTATCCTTCATATTTTTATTACTCCCTTTAATCCTTTATTTGTCAGAATCTGACATCGTATATACAATCCAGTCCATTATTAGAAACAACTAATACTGCTTGCTCTTGTTTCCCAACAAGCCTTTTGTTCACTGCATACTCGTCGGCTCCAACAAAAGATCCAGACTGAACAACTTTTGTAGTTCCATCAGTAGTATAAGAATTATAATGTTTGTGACCAGTAAGAATTATATCTGGCACATACCCAAGTAGCTTTGTCATATTCCTAGTAACATTACTCATTTCATCTTTGTCACCATGAACGAAAACAAGTTTATATCCATTAACATCAGTAGTAACAATTCCAGAGTCTACTTCATTATTATAAACATGAACATTTGGATATTCCTTCATACGTGCTTTAACAAATGGAACTACTAATACATCCATATTCTCATGGGCAAGACCATCTTCTTTTTTAGGATTTATACGCCCATGATTCCCCGGTGCTACGAAAAATTTAACGCTATTAAATTTCGTGCTCAGAATCGACAGAAAATCACAAACATAATCAACTGCATTTATAAATTGATCCATAAGATCTTGATTATTCTGTATCCTTAAAGTTGGATGTATTAATCCAGAAACAAGTTCGCTTGCCAACACTATAATATCTTCTGAGCCATGCCTAATAGCTATATCAGAAATATTATCAATATAATAAAGTAGCATCTGCCTCAAAATATCTTCGTCATAATCATTCCAAGAATTATGAATTGTAATTCCTAAATGAATATCTGTTAGAGGTGCCACAATAGTGGTATTACCTCTAACAATATCATGATGTGCAGATTTGTCATAGTCTAACGGATGTTTTCCCGCAGCTTCTTCAATAGAGCGCAAGAACTGTTCCTTATAAGATTCTTTACGTGCTTCATCACGAATTAACTTATTATACGCTGTACGTTCGTCACGAAGTTTAACTCGTTCCTTTTCAAGCTCTCTGCGAAGCTCAGTCATTTCTTCCGCATCGGCGGAACAATCCGCAAACTCGTCTCTATAATGCTGATAATTTTCGAATTTCTTTCTATATGCGCTTTCAGTCCACGGATTATCTTCTCGCAAATTCTTATTGAATACATCCGCCAATTCACGCCATGTCATATCAATAATACCTTGCTGCTTTAGAAGACCAATTCGTAGTATATAAGCGAGTTCACTTTCTTCTGGTTTAATATTTAATTCATTATGATTCAATATAATCACTCACTTCCTATAACATCGTCAAGATCTTGATCCGTCTTAACAGCAATAGTCAAAGTGATCTCTTCATCCTTAAATGGTTCAAGACATTCTTCGATTGAAATCACAGCATCCTTTTTATTTGAATCAGTATATTCAATCTTTGTGCCGTCTTCTGAAAGGTGACCTTTAATATTAAATTTATCAACCATAGAACGTGTAAATCTATAATTCTTCATATAGCAAATTCTCCTTTTATTCCATATATAAAATCAAAATATTTCTTCAATATTCTCTATAATCTTATCCACAACATGGTAGCTTACCAGATCATCTCCAGTAATATACCAATCTTTATTTCTATTTTTGTTAAACATTTTCTCGTCTATGTTTGTTCTAGACAAGACATATTCTTTTGTTCTTTCCAGTTGTTTCTTATTATTCTTTTGAAATTCCTCAATCTCAGATTGTGTTCCTTGGAAAGATGCGTATCCGGCATGTACCAAAGTTTGAGAATGTTTAAATGCATAACGTCTATGCCCAGCAATAAGGATTTCAAATCCCGCCGACATAACAGCGCCCATTGCTATAGTAACAATCGGAATTCTACTAGAAATTAATAAGTCACAGAAGAAACTACACTGAAAGACATCTCCGCCAAAACTGTGTATCCATATATAAATTGGCTTTAGTTCTTCTTTGGGAATATCTTTCTCGTCTATATTCATCTGAATAATGACTTTGCTTAATTCAATCAGAGAGTAGTCTTCCTCAATTTCATAGTCAATGACAAACGTTCTACTTTCCCTAGCTCTCCAATATGTATACTCCTCCGGCGATAAAAATCCTTCGGATTTAATTCCTTCAATAACTGGAATGTCAATTATCTGCATATGGCAATCGCTCCTCCTCTTGATACTCTTTAAGACGTTCTCTAACTCTACGTTCAACTTCTGCTTCAATACGTGAGTTATCTCTGTTTTTCAAAATTCTTGCGAGATCCTTTTGGAATTTCTCGTCATTAAGAAAAACATGTACACATCTCTGACCAGTAGGATCTGTTTTGTCCGGCTTAATATCAATAATGACATTCCTTGGTTCGCAATGTAGAAGAGCTTTCGCCACAACTGGATTTCTAATTATTTTTCCTTTAATCTCTTCTGATTTATCGTTTATTGTTCTAATACTCATGTTTTCTCCTTTTAGTCTTTAAATAAATTTGCAAACAACTTACTTGTTTCGCTTCTTACATCTTCTTCGAGATATATACATGCGAATAACGGCGATGATTTAAGTTTATTGCACATCTTTGCTAGAGCGTTGTTTACCGAATCATCAATTAAACTCTGCTAATAATCTCCGCAGAAAAATATCCTTCCGTTTTGTCCGACTCTAGTGCCAATCAATCTAATACCCTTCTCGTCAAGATCTTCAGCTTCATCACATACAATAATGCAATCGTTATATGTCAGACCCTTCATGTAAAATGGAATATTGGTTTCCAGTATACCTTTTTGCTTTAACGATTCTAATTCAAAAATACCGCCATCTAATTGTTGCTCTAGCGGCATAAAGAATGGATCTGTTTTATTCTCAAAAGTTCCCGGTAAATACCCAATCTGGTTCCCCTCACCCATAGGCTACCTACAGCCAAGAATAGTAGACTGGTATCCTTTTTCGATAACTCCGTATAAGGCCATTGACAAGCATAGTCTTGTCTTACCAGAACCATAAGTTCCCATTACTGCGCACACGGTTATATCTTTATTGTTAAGCATATCTAATGCACAACGCTATAGTGCATTTTTAGCCTTTATATACTTTGAGGCTGGCAAGCGGAGCGATACAAATTTCTCACCATCCCAACGCATTTCTTTTTCTGAACCATCATCAGTATTGTTAATGATCAAATACTCGTTAACGTTCCAATCAGAAGCATTAACGTTATTCATCTAGTCGTTTATATAATCCGTGTTGCCGGATATCATTTTGTATCCTTTATATAACTCTGACATTTATATAATCACCGTCCATCATAAGTTGCTATAATCTACGCCTATCTGTATTCATTTAAAAGCTTCATGCTCTTAAATGACTCAGTAAGGAAGTAACGTTTGCCACGAGACTTTTTTGTCCTACTAGACATATGAATGTCTGCGCCTCTTCCTTTACTTCTAAGATATTCGGCTTCTTTACTTGAGATGTCTATCAATTATTTTCACATCCTTCATATTGTATTTTTATAGCGCAGAATAAGTGGGAGATTATTCTGCATTACAGATATTATGCGTTGGCGAAACCTTTTGCTCTTTCGCCAAATTTAACCTTCGGGGAGTACCTTCCGGCAATAGTAATAGCTTCACCAGTCGCAGGATTTCTTCCCTCTCGTGCATTCTTATAACTTCTAGTTACAGTCATTCCATTGAAAAGCTTTACTCCGCCTTCGTCAGCCATATTTTCATATACTATGGACTCAAGGCTCTCAAGATATTCTCCAGCTTTCTTCTGTGAAATACTGGCTTTCTCAGCAAATTCTCTAATTAACTCTTTATGTGTCATACCATTTTCTCCTTTTTAATCCTTGTCTATATTTTCCTTTTAATCGCGATTAGATGTTTATTCCATACCACATCCAAAGACTATTCAGTTTTAATCTAGATTCCCTACTTATATACACCGCACTCGGCAATAGCGGTGAGGGAATTTAAAAATATAATAAAGTCCCCTATATAATGGATTTTAGCGATATTCCAAAAACACGATAAACATGGGAAATTTTAATGTTTATTTAATGTGGTGATGAGTAAATCAAGCATGTTTTTTACGAAAACATTCTAAAAAATAATTTTTATTGCTGCTATATAACAACGCCAACATTTTTCTAATATACTTTGATGTAAGAACATATTTGTATTCGTTTTTGATGCCCATATCTATGCCAAGTGTCAATCCAACGAGACGGTTCATAGTTAATCTGGATATCTTTAATCCGGTCAAACTTTCATATACTTCTTTTGTTTTAAGAATTAGCAGATCCATAGCGTCATCGTCATCATTGTCTGAAAGATACCCCAGCAAACGTCTTGTGTATCCATCATAATTCTCAACTATTTTTCTTATCTTTGACATTTGGCGATTGTCGGCTTTACCGGGCATATTTATAAAAAACTCTTTAGTTTCAACAAAATCAGTTCTTTCTGCGCCTTGTATATTATCCAAACAATCTTGTAGCCAGTTCATCGGACAAATAATTGTATCATCAATACGGCGCTTCACTTTTCTGCGATCTTCCTTAATTTCTTCTTGTGTACGTTCCTTGCCGTTTTTAGTAACAGGAATTTCGTGCGTCCACTTCATAAACCTAGGAAAATCTTTCTTCTTTTTCATGCACTGTTGGCTACGGATGCGACGAATATCATCGTTAACATCCACGCTATAAACCTTTTTACAGCCATCGATGGCCAGCTGGGCTGCAACGGCAAGGATCACAGTGTTCTCATAGTACTGTTGTTTATCATCATCGCTTGCTTCTTCCGGCGACTTTGCAAGTTCAGACCAATAATAACTTTGACTAAGTTGCGCCGTGTCACTCGATCCACCAATAGCTTTTTGCGCAGACTGCATCTTAGAATCCATCTTTGCATATTCCGCCATTGTGTTGTTATAAGAAATTCCGCTCTCTGGCACTTCATTTACAACAGTCGGGTAATCTCTATAGGCTACCCTTGCAGCTTCCACCATTTGAGGTTGGTTAGTAACAAAATTGAAATCAGAATCAAAATCCTCGCCATTCATCCGTGCTTGTACATCAGTATGAATGCAATTCACAGCCATGATATTGTTACTAAACTCAAAGTATTTATCCATCAGCGGATGTTTTACGTTTTTAAAATATCCGAGGTTATTACTACTGTTATGAGGATTGCGAATACCACACAGATATTCTCCGTCTTCAAAACGCTTTGTATAAACCTCAATAACTCCATCTCTGGGCAGAAGAGTGGGGTCATTATTCCAGTCTTCACCAACCGTATATAACAATAAGGCATACGGATTTCCGCATACGGTTAAATTGTCGCCGTTTACGGTTATCTTGCCACGCCTTAATCTGTTAACATATTGGCTAATAATCTTAGATTTATCAACTTTCCACATCTTGCTATTTTTAAAATCATTATTCCAATCATATAAATCGGCAAGCATTTCATAGTGATTAACAGCAGTTGCGTTCTTCCTAAGAAATTTTACAAACTCATTATTGTCGGACTTTAGCAAATTAACATAGTCAACGCTTGTCTGCGCTATTTTCTCCATATCTTCCTTGGTACATGGAAGAGTGTTTATCATTTGATAGCTGAGTTGCTGTACCGATCCGAGCTTACTTGGATGATCTGTCTTAACTATTCCGAAAATATTGCCATCTGCCATGACTCTTTCACACCAGTATTTATATGCCGACCCAAAATCTCCGCCCATCAAATCAGAAAACTTTTTAAATTTTGTAGCATTGTCAGTTGTGATTAACTTTATATTCTTAGCAAGATGATTAACACCAAACATATCCTTAATCTTATATGTCTCGTAGTCTATATTATTGGCGACACAATAATCATATATAAACTTCTGGATATGCGTTCTAAACGCACACGCCTTAAAAAAGTGATTACGCAACAATGCCATACCATTGCACCAGTCTGGCATAACTGAATCATCTATTAGAGCCATGCCGTCCCACAGAGTATTCTTAACATCGGTTTCTTTGCGCTCCACGATGCAACGCTTTTTTGTTACAGTTTTTCCGCCCCTAGTTTGTACCTAATAATCCTCAGCTCTGACTACATCTGCGATTGTTCTAAAAAAACTGTCTTGATCTTCCAATACTAATATGTCTCTAGTGGGAATATATACAGTACCATCATGATCGTCTGGCTCGCCCTTATTTTTAGTATCAATAGCAGAAGTGGAGAGTGGGGCATATGCGCTTATCTCTACAATCTTTGCATTACACTTTGGAAGTCTTGGGCCGATACCAATCGTCAACCAGTCGTATGCTTTATCATATAGTTCTTCTCTAATAAACATGCAGCTTCCTTGTTTAGCCTTCGAAGGATTGCGGTATAACATCTTATAATTAATTGTTTCTTCGGTAACCTCGCCAGTTTTCTTGTCAGTTTTTGTATAGGTAATAGGAACTCCGTTCTCATAAAATATTCGGCGAATATCATCTTTGGTGAGTTTCTTATATAAGTCTTTGCGAGAATTTACCTTTTCTTCAAGCTGATCAATTAATTCTAGTTTTTCTTTATTGTCTCCTGCGGCTTTACGCATCTGCTTAAGATGTGATATTTCTTCGCTATAACTTCGAAGACCAAACTGGAAGTCAATACATATTATATCTTTTGTAGACTCGTCAGATTTCCCAGTCTACAATCCATTCTTGCGTAGCCACCTAGTAAATAGAGAATGATGAAGCATAGCATCGGTATAATCATACCGATCTCTTATTCCAATATTCTTGCCATATACAGTGGCGGCTTTATAATTTCTTATTTTCCATCCGTACTCTCCGATAGTACATCACCCCTCACAACTTCAATTTGACAACTCTCCATGACTATAAGTGCTGCCACATGGTTCCCTTCAGAAGTTCCGGCACACATATCTGCCAAAACTTTTATAGTAGCATTCGGACATAGTGCACGAAGTATCAGCGCATTTGATATTACACATATATCTGTGGCAACTCCAACAATCTCGATTAAGCTCGGCGTATTATCAAAATCATGATTGAATTTTTGCAGCCACTGTGTAAAACCAAATAAACCTTTTTCAACAACATTATGCGCAAATTGGAACAACTCATCTGTAATGCACCAACCAGGAGTTCCCTTAATACAATGTTTAATAGGAAGATATTTTCCCTCAGTAGTAAGCAGATAATCTTTTGAGTGTGTATCTTGAGTAAAGATAATATTGTGATTTGTACCGCCACTATATGATTCCTCAATATACTGCTTAATCTTTGGTATTAATTCTTTAGCTCCATAAATCGGCAGTGCGCCATCTATAAAGTCATTCTGCATGTCAACTACAATTAAAACTTTTGAGTCATACATTTTTATTCCCAATCATTCCTCTCACAATGCCTCTTGTTATTTTCTTGGATATATCAGAAGTGGGAGATTGATATATCTTACCGCTAACTACATCTATTATAAGATCCATTAGCTCATTATCTAAGAACCCGCCTTTAAGCTGGTTGCATCTATAATGAGTAGGACGAAGATTGGTTATATCATTTGTCCCGCCTCGTCCTAGCGGAACAATATGATCGATTGTATAGTCTTCATCTTTAATTGGTTTTCCACAGATAGGGCAGATGTGAGAGTAGTTCTTAAGAACTAACTGCCTTGTGCTTTTTGAAAACTTTACTCTTTCAGAAGACTGACCGCAATTATTTTGCATTGGCGAGACTGGCGGTATCTGATCTATGGTTGGCTTGCGCCTAACCTTCTTAAATTTCTCGCTGATGACAATTGAATCCTTAAGAAGCTGAGAAATTTTTGGCGTTTTTTCTAAGTATTCAAAAGCCTCGCTTGAAGTATCAAAAGCTTTCGCCTTATCAATAGAAGTAACAATCTCTCCGTTATCTCCTAAGAACTTTTGCGGAGTAGATATAATGTAGGTTCTGACCTTCTTTGCCCCGCTCTTAACCGCCATCATGCAATGATCTGGATGGATGTTAATGTAGGATTGCGCCTCCGAATGCTTCATCCGTGTGGCGCTATCCGGCGATTCCACTAAATTACCATAGCCTTGAACAAACTGAATTTTGCCAGAAATATAATATTTCATGTCATCCTCCTTATACTGACACTGTAAAAACTAATACTAATTATTTAGAAAGAAAAGATACGAATTTCTTCCTTAATTCGGGGTCTGCATATATAGCAAAACCAATTGTACAATAGGGCAACTTTTCCTTTTTACTAAAATTTAAAGTATGCAACCTTACGTCAATACCAGTTCCCTTATTAAAATAATCATATGCTCTCTGATAATCAGAAGAGTTGATTTTTTGTTTGCCACAATACTTTTTCACAGCTTCTGAGATTTCGGCAGGTATGGTATAAGATGATTTGGTACAGTACCTTTTTTTGCCACCAGCCTTTGTGGCGATTTCAACTTTAACTTTTTCTTTAGGATTAATCTTAATATTATGTGTTGAGTCTTCTCCAATCATATCAACAATAATCTGATCAGCTTTAGACATGTGTACTTTTTCATAGTACAAATTGTTTATCTGCTTTTCAAACGAGAGAACAAGCGGATCACTGGCGGCACACATATTAATTTTGCTGTATACTTTGGGATTATTCCTTTTGTATTCTTTGTATAATGCACCAACATCATATCCATCTTTATCTTTCATTCTACTATAAATTTCTTTATAAATAGCAGCCTTATTCATACCAGTACGCTCAGATAGCGAGATAATAATCCCTTCTGACTTCCTTGCCCAATTGCGGCGTTTTTCAATGTTTGGATTTTTAATGTTCGAAAAAAAGATGGGATTAATATCCTTTTTTTCTGGCGTAGTAGTAATAGGCTTCGGCGCTATAGATGTCACAAAACCTTCTGACACTTTGAACATTCCTGCCGTCTGTTTGCGCACCGCATCTTCAAGCAGTTCGATTTTCTTCGCCATTTCTTTGTTGCTATTTGTCAATTCTTCCATCCAAAAAATTGTTTGTTTTGAAGTTTGCAGATTGCTCTCTTTGACGGTTTCGACCAATTCTTTTATGCCTTTTGTAAGGGCGACTATATTTTTCTGGTTCTGGTCATCCGTTATTGCCTTCATTGTCAGCAACCAATTTGCCATTTCTTCACGGCTAAGAGGAGTGGCAATATCAACCGTGTTTTCAATACTCTTGTCTTCGATTTTATTCATTCTTTTATTCTCCGTTAATAAACAATATATGGTACTTCGGATACTTCGTCCATGTGTAGGCGGAGAATTAAGTCTTTTGTCATTGCTATAATATTCCCCGCCACCTTCTCGATTTTTGCGGCAATCATCTCGTCAACATTATCAATATCTCCGCTATACAACAGTTTACCAAACTCTTCGTTAGCTACAGTTTCAACACGAGAAAGAGATACTAAAATCTGACTTGTGTTATAAATATCATAACTAGTATCAGTCATAGACATCTGAAGGTGTTTGTTGTCTTGGCGGACATTTGATGAAATTTCCTTCTCATTATCTAACTCATTTTGTAGCGCAACACTCCTCTCTTTATAATAAGAAAGCTGGGTTTGCAGTTCTTCTATAGTTTTAGCCTCGGCGTCTGATGTGGGAGCGGCACTAGAGAGTTCTTTGTTTCCTTCAGAAAGTTCTTTATTCTCCTTCTCTAGCTTAGAAACCTTGGCTTTCAACTCGTTATAATCTTCTGGGACAACTTCCATTGTCTCTACAACAACTTTTTTCTTTGGCTTCGATTTTGCCTTGAATGGTTTCAGAATGTTCTTTATTATAATATAGATTTTATTGGTAGAAGACTCATGATTGTTCCAGTCGGTGTATTCTTCTGGCGGAACAAGTTCTTTGTTCTGAACAATGAATTTTTCTCGTTCATACTGTTTGCCAGACATACCAAGTTTGGCGGCGACAATATCTCTGGTCTGTCCTTTCTCCGGTGCAGGAAAATTTTCCTTAACCGTAGAACCAAATTGCGTAGAGTTTTTTCTTTCTTCCGCCTTAACCTTCTCAATCCGCTCCAGTTCAATGGCGTAGTTGATAAGTTCTTCTCTGGTGAAATCTTTGCGCTCTTTATTCTCGGAGATCTCAACCAGCACTTCATCTTCGGCATCAGAAGTTTTCTTAATTACAGCCGGAATATTCTTCCATTCCAAAAGCTTACACGCTTCCAATCTCCGTTCTCCGGCTAAAAGTTTTCCTTCTTTATTAATAACAATGGGAGAGAGTAGTCCAAGCTCCTTGATACTTTCGGATAGTGACTGTAGATCTCCGAGGTCTTTGCGTATTCGTGTACTTACTACAATAGATTCAATGGGGAAATTAACGTGTCTCATTTCGCATACCTCATGTGCAACTTTGGTGTGATAAAGAAACTATAACGCACAAATGTTTAAAAGTCAATACTTAATATTAATTATATAGATTATTAGCTAAAACACTAAGATGATCATTTAAACATTTAATAGGGTTACAATATGATATTAGCATATATTATTTTGTGTGTCAACACTAATTATTTAATACTAATCATATAGAAACTTCATCTATCCATTTCTCTAACAATGACCTCATTCTGGAACTAGGTATATATATCCATATTTCTTTGCCGTCTCTAATAGCAGAACGCCAAATCCACTGCAACATCTCCGAGAGAGCATAACCATCTTCGTCAACCGTTACACCGTGATCCTGAAAAAAATCCTTAATCATAGGTCTAAGAAAACGATTGATTGGGTAGGCTACAGATGTTCTATCCTTATATACATTCGTAGCTCTCATATTTAGCGGAATAAATCCCCTTGTATAACCTTTGCCGGATAACACATGCTTATAATCCTTAAATGTTGTCCATATGTTATCTTTGGAATTATCATTTCTGATATTGCGGAAAAAATTATACAGATTGCTTTGAAGCTGCTTAATAACAGCCGTGCCTTTATACCTCTGATACCATGATAAAGATAAGTCTTCTCTAATGTTGCCAATAACATTTAATTTGTAGTTATCAATAATATGGATCAGATTTCTATAATCATACTTTGCGTGAGAAGTCTTTTCTTCTGAAAATCTGTAAGTGTCCATACTATCTCCCGCAACATACTGATATGTATATTCAATTTTATAATAGTCATAGTAGTAACGCTGCAGCTGCGCATTAAACATATATGTTAATATGTAGGTTTTTTTAAATGCCTTAAATATCTCTATGGGAAATAACCATATAAAAGCTACATCATTAACTATAGCCAATCCGCCTAAGTTGCACAAATTCTTTACTTCATCAAATTTCCCGCAATATGACTGCTGACTTTCTCGCCATGTCATTAATCCGTTTTCGTCAACATCACAGTAATCCTTTAATAGAATACTTATGTCGTCCTTAGTTATTTCATATTCTTGTATAACTTCCGCTACCTCATCCAGTATCATTGTGTAGTCAAGAATCCTACATAAATTAATGATCTCATTGTCAAACCTTTGGAACAACGCATGTGTACATACTATATTGTTCCCATTTCTGATAAGATCCTTAATGTCTACTAGTTTCCTGCCTGTTTTGGGCAGCGGCTCTTTAAAATGTTTGGTAGGACAAGATACTATATATCTCTCTACTTCATCTAAGTACGGCGTAATTACTATAAACCTTTCATCGCTGGAAGAGTTTATGTAGTTTATAGCTGCACTGGATTTGCCACTCCCCATCATTTCGTCTACTATTATTACTTCGCTCATTATACCTCCTAAAATTATATGTGTAATAAATTATGTGTGTAATAAAAAGTATAGCGCGGGCCTCACTCAATCGCCGTTTGGCTCCTTTTCCCGTGTTTCCAAAAACCCCATAAATACAGCATTTTTATTTTAGCACTTTTTTATTCTCTCTCTTAAGGGACGGCCTTCAAAAAGCCTATGAATGCTACAAAATTTTAAAATTTTAGCACTTTTGTATTTTGAGGCTATAGACACTAAATCTGAAGTTTGATTTTCAAAAAGCCTATAAATGCTGTATTAAGGTTTAGCACATTCAAGGTGCTAAATCAAGTATTAAGTATTTATGATTTATTGACAATAAGTTTACTGTACAGTGAGTTCGGTGTCAAGGGTAAAATATATACGCATTAGCGTTATTGAGATTTCGGCGAGGAAGAACATCTCTTACGCCCTAACTCTATGGCTCGCCGATTAATATTGTCTGCGACGCTAATGCGTCTCATCCAATATTAAATATGATTTTTATTTTTTCTCATATGGCTTGTTTATGATTTGAAATATATCTTGCTATTTTTAATTTATCAATACCTTTCATTATTTTTATTATTTACTAGCAAGAAGCAGATATATGGGAGATATTAGATCAATTGTAGAGCGCCAAATTTTTGTACAGCGTCAAAATCTTTTTATCTGTTGTATTGCGTGAGTTTTGGTTGTCTCTAAATTATTAGTATTAGAAAAACTGCTAATCCTCAGCCCGCAACAATCTCATAATGTATGTGGGAAATTGCGATATCTTTCACGATTGTTACAGGTTGCTGTATATGTGTTGATTTTTGCTGAAAATATGGGGGTTATATGGGGGTTGCATAATGTTTGGGTAAAGGTGGATTTTTTTGTTAGTGTGTTGATGGAGCGGCTAAATGTAGCTGGCGCACTTCGTGCCGTGCAGATGCTGAAAATGGGCGGATTGTGTCTAGAAAAACGTTATTAAATAGATATTTAAGGCGGTTTTTATCCAAAAG